AGAAGAACCTGAAGTGGGAAACGCTGATCAAGTTCGGCGGCAACCGCAAGCCGGCCAAGCCGCTGCGTGGTGAGATCGCCGAGAAGATCGAGCACAAGCAGAGCGTCCCTGTGGGGCAGAACGTCCCTGTGGGGCAGAGCAGCACGCCATTGAATCCGCCTGTGGCAACGCTGGGCGAGCGCATGGCAGCCACCACGCCGGGCGCGCCCTCGCCGCTGAAGCGCATCGAAATCCCTGCCGACCTGCGCAAGGACTGGCTCTACTGGCACGACGAGGCCGCCAAGTATGGCCCGGTGCCGGCGGAGCTGGGCATCTACGACACCGACACAGTGGCCAGCGTGAACGACAAGATCAGCCGGCTCACAAAGCTCGTCGAGGCCGGCGCCGCATCTGCCGTGCAATCGATGCTGGACGATCTGGCCATGGCGCTGGTGGACGCAAAGCAGGCCGGCGTTGAAGTGCCCACCGAGTTTTACGAAACCGCCGGCGCGCCGGTCGAGCTGCTGGAGATGCGCATCGGCACCGTGCGCAACCTCATCACCGCAAAGCAGGGCGAGCAGGTCATGACGCATCAGCAGCCTCAACAGCAGCTCGCCGGTGTGGCTGCTCAGGACGTGATCAACCGGCTCGTCGACGCCGCTGCGAAGAGCGCGAGCCGCGTGATGAGCAACAGCATGTCGTTCGACACGGTGAGCGCGCTGGAATACATCGCCGGCAGCGAGGCCATGCGCCAGGCGTTTTGCGGCCGCGTGTTCGGCCAGCCGAAGTTCAGCGAGCTGGGCGCTGGCCAGAAGTATGCGCTGTTCAACTGGTTGAAGCCGGCGCGCGTGGGCGGCAAGGCACAGCCCACCAACCCCAAGGCCGCGAGCGAATTCGCCGCGGTGATGAGTGTGCAGGAGGTGCCGGCGTGACCGTCCAGCCTGCTCAGTGGAAGGCCATCCCGCGCGGGGAGGCACCGCAGCGCCGGCCGGGCGGCCCGAAGAGCAAATACATCGAGCCGATCAATGCCGCGCTGAAGTGCAGCGACCAGGTGATCGAGATCGACTGCGCAGGCAAGCACCCGCGCACCGTTTACGCCGCCGTGAAGACCGCCGCCAAGCGCATGGGCGCAACCCAGCGCATCAGCGCCTGGATTCTCGCCGGCAAGGTTTACGTGGCACAGAAGGAGACACCGTGAAGTATTGGTATTGCGGCGAGAAAGACTTTGAGGTGTGTGTGAAAGCATCCAGTGTTCACACGGCTTTCGCTCGCGCTGCCGACGTGTTCTACCACTCGCCGGAGCGTCGCAAGGGGCGCAAGCGCTTCATCGTGGAAGTGCGAGAGATCACTGAGACGGATTACAACGCCTTTATCGAGAAAGTGAAAACAGCAAGACAGACAGGTGAAGCACAATGACCGACCAGCTCATCAAGCTCCGCATCTCACAACTGCGCAGCCATCCGCAGAACATCCGCCGGTATTACAACCAGGGCGGCATCCGCGAACTGGCCGACAGCATTCTCGCGCACGGCGGGCTGATCCAGCCGATGGTGGTCACGCCGAACCCCGATGAGGCCGGCACCTATCTGGTCATCGTCGGCAACCGCCGGTATCGCGCCGGCGTGCTGTTGGGCGATGCGTGCCCGCTCATGGATGCGCGCGTCGAGGGCGACATCGCCAAGGTCGACCAGCTGCTGATGATGGTGTCCGAGAACCTCCAGCGCGAGGATCCGGATCCCATCAGCGAAGCGCTGCACTATCAGCTGCTCATGCGCCAGGAGAAGCTGTCGATCAGCGAGATTGCACACCGCACCGGCGTGTCTCACCCGCGCGTGAGTGGCACGCTCTTCCTGCTCGAGCTGCCTGTCGAGATCCAGCAGCTCGTCGGCGAGGGCCGGCTGCAGCGCGATGTGCGCGTGGCGCGTGCCCTGCTTTCGATACCCGACAGGGAAACGCAGATCAAGCTCGCGCAGCGCTTCGCCGACGACGGCGCGACCACTGCCGCAATCCTGAAGGTGTGCGACAAGGTCGTCGAGAAGATGGGCCGGCGCGCCGATCCGCTGCGCAAGAAGGGCCGGCCGGCGAGCAACCTCAACCCGGCAATCGACGGCCAGCCGATGGTGCGACATGCGCAGGCGAAGGGTGCAGCAGTGCCCACTGCCGGCGCTGCGTCCTGGAAGCGCGTGCGTGATGCGGCTTCCTCCATGTGCAGCGCATGCGATGCATTCACCCTCGAGCTGCGCGCAAAGCAGCCGGAGCCGGCGTGGGAGATGCTGCGCCGCACGGCAGACGAAACCTGCAAAGCCTGCGGGCTGCAGGAATACGAGAAGGTGTGCGCGGCCTGCCCAGGCGTGTCGTTCTTGCGCGCGCTCATCAAGACCGAGGCGGTGAAGGCGTGATGTCCACAAAGCAATTACATGCCGTCGACATCGATGTCGCGCTGGCCGAAGGGTATCTAGCGGCTGGCGTCAAGCCGAGCGTGGTCGCAAAGCGTTCGAAGGCCGGCGCGGCGCTCGTCGAGCGATTGAAGCTGGCCGGGCAGGGCCGCGCGCGGCGCGTGGCCAGCAACGCCAACACGTGGTCGAAGGCCGACGAGGCGTTCCTGCTCGCGCAGTATCGCTTCATGCCGATCGACGAGCTTGCTCGCGAGCTGGGCCGCTCGGCAGTCGGTGTGCGCATTCACCTCAAGCGCATGCGCGTGCCGATGCCGTCGAAGCACCCTGAGGAGATCACCGCGCGCGGCATCGAGAAGATGCTCGGCGCCGAGCTGCATGCAATCTGCCACTGGATCGACAGCGGCATCCTGCCAGGCCGCACGATGCCCGGCGGGCGCGGCATCCGCCTGGTCAATCGCGTCACGTTCATGCGCTGGTGCATCACGCCGGAGAACTGGCTGCGCTTCAAGGTCGAGCGCGTGCGGGACCTGAAGCTGAAGCGGCTGATCCAGCTGCGCATGCAGCGCTGGGGAGACGAGTGGTGGGACACAAAGCAGGTCGCCCGATACCACAACGCGCTGCATGACACGGTGAACGGGCGCATCCAGACCGGCTCCCTCAAGCCTGTGAAGGTTGAGAACTACAGCGGCCGGCATCACACGCCGGGCTGGACGCGCAATTACTTTTTGAAGAGCGAAGCCATCCACTTTGTCTTCACATCCGGAAAGGGCTCCTCTCGATGCACCGAGATCAAGCCCGCCGCGAAGCTCGAGCGCCTTATCGTCGAGGCCGCCGGCGCCGGCGTGCCGCAGGTGTGCCTGGCGAAGATGATCGGCTGGACCGTGAAGCAGCTGGCCTATTGGCTGCGATCGCGCAAGGGCAGTGTGAAAGACCTGCCATTCGTTGATTGGCGAACCATGCGCGGCATCCCGTTCGTGCGTCGTGCCGTGCATCGCTTCATTGCGGGCAAGCCGCTGAGATACGACCAGGCGCTCGTGATTCGCGGCGTGATGCAAGCCTGGTGCCGGCGCCATCACATCGACATCGTAAAGGGCAACGCTGGCAAGTTCACCGATGACACGCTGCGCAGGCTGTGGCACGCGATGCAAGCTGCCGGCGCGGATCCGTTCGAAGTGTCCAGTTGATTTGTCTGTTTGATTTTGTATTTGCACTCAAACAAAGAAGGAGATGACAGCATGAACAACGTAATCGGTCTGGATCTCGGCATGGGCGCCACGAAGCTGTGGAGCGCCGCCGGCGGCAAAACGATTTTGTCGCAGGTCGCCATGCCGACCCGCGAAGACATCGACCTGAAGGCGCTCGGCATGAGCGCGAAGCGCAAGCCGACGGTGATCCTGAACGGCATGGGCCGGCTGCTGGTGGGTGAGGGCGCGCACGACGCCGGCACGCCGATCGAGCGCCTCGACTATGAGCGCCTCACCGGAAGCCCGGAAATGAAAGCGCTGGTGTATGCCGCGCTGGCCACCCAGGACACGAGTGAAGACAACCCCATCGCGCTCATGGTCGGCCTGCCGCTCGGCCTGGCCGCCGGCGACGAGTCGAAGCGCCGCATCGATGCCGTGAAGGCCTGGCTCACCGGCGCGCACGTGTGGAAGGCTGACAAGCGCGAGCACGTGGCCGTCGTCGAGCGCGTCGGCTGCGTGTCGCAGGCGCACGCCGCATACCTCGACTGGCTCCTGAACGACGACGGCAAGCCGATGGGCCGGCCGGTGAAGGGTCGCGAGATCGCGGTGATCAGCGTCGGCTTCAACACCATCGAGATGGTGGTGCTTCGAGACAACCAGGCCGTGAGCCGCTTCGTCGCCGGCGAGAAGCTGGGCGTGCGGCGCTTCCTGGAGCTAGTGAACGAAGGCCGGCGCGGACTCTTCTCACTCGGCGAGCTCGACATCCGCCTGCGCAGCGGTGGGCTGAACGAGCCAGCGGCGCAAGGGAAGTGGGCCGCCCAGGTGCATGGCCACATCGAGCGCACCTGGTCGGATGCCGCAGGCCGCTTCGATCACGTCATCGCCGTCGGCGGCGGCTCGCTGCTGCTGCGCGACGCGCTGGTGGATCTGTTCGGCAATCGGTTGATCGAGAGCGACGAGCCGGTGCTCAGTGTCGCGCGCGGCCTCTACAAGTTCGGCCTGATGCAGGCGGCAAAGGAGGCGGCGAAGTAATGGGACGCAAGCCGGCGGCGGTGCGGATGGTGAAGCGCACGATCAAGCTGTCGCTGCACCCAACGCAGCATCAGCGCCTGATCGAGATGATCGACGCTGCGCCGCACAAGGGCCGGCTGGTGATCGATGCGCTCGAAGGCCGGCGGCAGATCGAGGCGCCGGCGGTGATCGATGAAGGTGACGAACTGCGCGAGCAGCTGGAAGGTTTCTTGATGTAGGTAACTCGCAATGCGCCAAAACAGCGTTGCGGGTTACTGAGAAAGAGTGAGGAGGAATGATGTCAAACGAAGCGAAGCGACTGACCGCTGATCAATGGGCTGCCGTTGCAACCCCAACAGCCATGGAAGGGTGGGCGCTGCAGATGGTCAACTCCGACGGCCTGGTGCGTTACGCCAAGAAGGTTGGCGCCTGCAACCTGCGCGTGCAGGAGATGTGGGATCCGTCCCAATACAAATGGCAAGCTGCGACTGATGCCGGCTTCCTTGCGGAAGGGATTGCCGGCGGGCTCGACCTTGCCATGCAGGCTGCCGAGCACGCGTGGCAGAAGCACAACACGCCGGTGCAAGAGACATACACCACGAAGCGGATCGGACCGAACACCATCCGGCAGTATCAACCTGACCGGCCGACGATCACCGTGCCGCAGTTGCCCACAGACCTGGACCTGCAACGGCTGAATGCCTGCCAGTTACCCGCCGGCCTGCAGATGGAATTCAGGCTGTGCATTCCTACAACGCCGGAGAGCTTCTACATCACGAAGAATGTCAAGAGCGCGACTTCATATTGGGCGCTGTATGCCTTGCACGTCGACCCGCTGTATGGCGATCGCGGTTCGCTGGAGATGCCGAAGGATGCGCGCAAGCACCTGGGCAAGAGTCCCTGGGCGACCATGATGATGGTTGCTCACGAAGTGCCGGCGTGGTGCCATTCCACCTATCCCGATCCGGCGAGCCTGCACTTCTCGCACCTGGTCAGCGACTCGACCGCGCTCATCTCGTTCTCCCGGCCGTCGGTGGTTGAAATGATCGACCCGATCCTCTACGGGGTGGTGGTGTCGGGCAAGTGGTGGGGCTTCGTGCCTTTGGCGGAATGGACCCTGTAGCCCGCATCGTTGTCATCGGCGTGCTGTCGTTCATCGTGTTTGCGTTTTGCGTCACGGTGTTCCTCGGTGTGTCGCTCTGGCAGATGAATCGTCAAGCAGATCGGGAGACCGGCCACCGCGCCGAGCGAGAGCGATCACGCGAGTTCTATCGCCGGCGGCGTGGCTGGTAGCAAGCGTTTCTTTGACGGGAGGTAAGCGTGAAGAACAACAAACAGATGCCGAACGAGCCCATGCTGGAAGGCAAGCCGGCCAGTGCGTGGGGCTGGTTTCTCGCCGGCTTCGCCTGGTTGGTGCTGGTTGCCATTGTCGTGGTGCCGGCGGCGTTCAGGAGCGACTCGCAGATCGACAGGATCATCGCCGCACTCGATGCGGCCGGTGTTGACAGGGCGACGGCAGTGCTTGTCATGTGGGTGCTTGCGCTCGCGCCGTTCATGGTCGCGCTGGATCGCGCGGTGAACATCAAGCACCAATATCGCAAAGAACGCGGCCTGATCACTCAGGAGGAGCAAGCGAACCACGACAAGGGCAATTTCTACAAGGTGCTGCTGATCGTGGTGATGCCTCTTTCGATCATTGCCATGATCTATTTGCAAAGCGTCGGCAACAAATAAGGCACTCATCATGAGGTGGATCGTGGCAGCATTCATTTCGTTTCTGGTCGTGGCCGCGCCGGCTCGTGCTCAATGCACTGTGCCCGGCTGCGAGGAAGCCACGGCCGTGGTGAGTGCTGCCCGCGCCACGGCTCGCGCGGTCCTCACACGTGAAGCGCCGCCCACGCCTACGCCGTTGCCCACATCAACACCCTGGCCGACGCCAACACCAACGGACACACCGACGCCTACGAGCATGCCGACGGCGACCGAGACGCCGGCGCCGACAGCGACCGAGACAGCAACGCCAACCGCAACCGTTCAACCCGTGCCAACCGTGATCGCGCAGGGTGATGGGAACGCAGGCGCAGACAACGGCACAGACAACAGATTGACGAACATCGTGCTCGTCATCATCGCAGCATCGCTCATCTTCGTGAGCCTGAGCACATTGCTGCGGAGGATACCGACATGGCGGAAGTGATCGACGGGCAGGCGAAAGCAAAAGGCGAGGGCGTGCAGATCGAGCAGCAGGCCGGCTGGCTGATGGCGCTCCTGCGCGATGCGCCTCGCGTGCTCGGCTCGCTGTTCGGCCTCATCCTGGGCGCCGGCCTGCTGACCCGCCTGTTCATCGGCGAATTCGTCGCCGATTACAAGCTGGCCTTGCTGCTGACAGTCGGCCTGTGCGGCCTCGGCCTGGCTGTGCCCTTCGGTGTGATGGGCCTCATCTGGATGATCCGGGAAACGAGCAAGGCATCGGTGGCCGGCGTGTCGCAACAGATGACTGAGATGGCCGGGCTGGTGCGTGAAAGCATCGGCCAGACGAATGCAGTCACGAACACGCTCGTTCAGATCACTGGCGCTTACATGGGCAAGGCCGGCGCATCGACCGTGATTCAACAGTTGCCGGCGGCGGATGGATACACCGTCAAGAAGCTCGCGAAGGCCGATCTGATCACGACAGACAACGGCGAGATGCTCGCCCGCGACAAGCTCATCCAGATGGCGGAGACGATCTACGCACGGATGTATGCGCAGCGGATCGAACCCACGCAGGAGAACGTGCGCAAGATCTGCGGCATCACGTCGAACGGGCACATCACGAAGGCGCTCGATGTGCTGGCGGGGTGGGGAGTATGCACGCCGAAGACACCAGGGAAGGAAAGGGAGTGGCTTTACAAGGAGAGTGACAGGGATGATTCCGAGGCCTGATCACATCCGCGTGATGGAGCGCCCGCGCACGCGTGAAGAGAATCTCTCCCCCACCGCCGGCAAGGGAGACACCCCGCCGAAAAACCAGAACCTACCCCAGGGTGGGCAGGTGGGTAGGTGGGTGGGTGGGTCTCATGTCTTAGGAATGCGGACATTGGCGGACATTGGCGGACATTGGCGGAATATTGCGGACGTGAACACTTACACGCCTAAAGAGTTTGCAGGACAGATAAAGCGAACAACCCGCACGCTGCGGAGATGGGCTGAGCAGGGGTTGCTTGTCCCTGCACGCACACCATCAGGCCGGCCCATTTATACCGATGAACATCTTCGTATTGCGCTCGATATGGATGCACCGGAGCCGAAGGCTAAAACACCGAAGGGGAAATCATGAACAAGTTTTTAGTGCGTTTGGCAAACATGATCATCCGAAAAGATGCAGTCGATGTTCTTCCTGAATGTCTTGGTGTGTATCAATATCAACCTTCAGTCAACACCTGTTACAGGTGCGGCAACAAAGGAACTTTGGACGATGGCTTTCATAGCTATGACAACTACATTCTGTGCAACGACTGTGCGACACCCTTTTTGCAACGCGAGATTATCAAACTGCGCTCAGCCAAAAGCCGATCCAGAAAATACAGAACACATTACGACATTGAGCTTTTAGATTGGATGGAAACCCTTGTGCATTTTGGTGGGCGATGCGCTTATTGCGGTGCAGGCAACGGCACAACTCTTGATCACTACATACCGCTAGAGCGGGGCGGTGAGACTGTGATTGTGAATTTGTTGCCAGCGTGCCCCAAGTGCAACTCGCGCAAGGGCTCCTTGTATCCAAGCCAAATCAAGTTCATCTCCGATGAACGTCTTGAGGAATTGGCTGACTATCTGAGATCGCGCGCAAGATGAAGCAGCACGAGCCTGGCTCGCAGAGCGCAAACGCGCAAAGGAACAATTGTGAACAACAAACGAGGAACAAATTACGCCTTAGCCTTCTTTATTCTCGGCTTGGTCCTTGGGATCGGCATAGGGTTCGCCCTAGCTCAAGTCGTCAGATAGGAACATTTCGAGTAACCGGAAACAGGCCGAAGTGCCATACCGAGTTACATAGAAAAGGTGAATCATGCTTGAAATCATTCTTCGCGAGATCATCGCCGGCACGCGCCTGACGCCGCACCACATGACCAACGGCGCGCGGCTGGACTACGACACGCAAAGTCATCAGCTCACCGTCACGCGCATCAACCGCGCGCCGTATGGAATCGACATTAAGGAAGTGTAACGATGGGCAAAGACTCGAAGATCGAATGGACGCATCACACTTTCAACCCGTGGATTGGGTGCGTGAAAGTGACGCCTGGTTGCGCGAACTGCTACGCCGAAGCGCAGAACAAGCGCTGGGGACGTGATCTGTGGGGCGCAAGCAAGCCGCGCATGATCACCAGCGATGCATATTGGAAGCAACCGATCACATGGAATGCGGAAGCCGAAGCAGCCGGCGAGCGCCGGCGCGTGTTCTGCGCATCGATGTCCGACGTGTTTGAGGATTACGGCTCGACCACGACCATCGGCGACCGCATGGAAGAAACGCGCGTCGATCTGTGGCGGCTCATCGAGAAGACGCCGGCGCTGGACTGGCTGCTGCTCACAAAGCGCCCGCAGAACATCATGCACATGATCCCGTATGAGTGGCGTGATCAGTTGCCGGCGAATGTGTGGGTGGGCACGACCTGCGAAGATCAGAAGCGCGCCGACGAGCGCATTCCGTATTTGTTGAAGGTGCCGGCAGCCGTGCGCTTCTTGTCATGTGAGCCACTGCTGGGGCCGGTGGATTTGGAGCAGGCCTACCAGCCACGCGGGCGCGAACGCATCGACTGGGTGATCGTCGGCGGCGAGAGCGGCCACGGCGCCCGCCCGATGCATCCCCAGTGGGCGCGATCCTTGCGCGACCAGTGTGAAGCGTTCGGCGTGTCGTTTTTCTTCAAGCAGTGGGGCGAATGGTTCCCGCGCGACGAGTGGGAACACAACCCAGAGCTGGTGCTGCCCGATGACGACGCGGCCTACACCAACGGGCACAACACGCTTGTGTTCATCGACGCCGGCGAGTATTACCCGATGCACAAAGTCGGCAAGGGGAAAGCCGGCCGGCTGCTGAGCGGGCAGACGTGGAACCAGATCCCGACGCCGCGCCGGATGAGCCGCGCCGAGTTGCCGGTGGAGCAGGGGAGCTTGTTCTAATGCAGACCATCATCGCGGCTCATTTCTTCGGCACAACGGCCGACACCGGCATTCATCCTGCGGCCATCGTTGCCGTCGGCACGCATGACGGCAAGGAGTCGAAAGCATGAACATCGAGATCTGCATCGCCGGCTTTCTTACGTTGGCCCTGATCGGCGCTGCGCTCGCGCGGTATGCCTGGGTGCACTGGATCATGACCGACGCGGAGATTGAGGCCGAGTATCGACGGATGAAGGGCGACCCGCGGCGCTGGTGAGGCCGGCGCGAGGAAGAGTGATATGAACAATCTACCAATCAAGAACCGCACGTCCACCGTGCCGCCTGAGCGCACCGCAGCGCGCATCGAGGAAATGCTCGCGAAGGCCGGCGCAACCGACATCCGCAAACGCTACGAAGCCGGCCAGTTGTCCGGCCTCGACTTCATCATCCCGACTGACTTCGGGCCGATGTCGTTCAGGATCCCGGTAGACACTGATGGCGCTTATAGCGCGCTGCTCGCCGAGCGCAAGAAGAAGCGCAGCTACATCAACCAGCAACAAGGCGCGGCCATCAAGGAACAGGCGAAGCGCACAGCGTGGAAGCTGGCGCAGGAGTGGATCGAGATCCAGCTCGCCATGGTGGCCATGAAGCAAGCCGAGCTGGTGCAGGTGCTGCTGCCGTATGCCATTCGTGGCGACCAGACGTTCTTTCAGGCGTTCAAGCGGTCGGGCTATGCCGGCCTGCTGGCCGCGCCGAAGGATGACGCCGGCGATGTGGTGGATGCCGGTTGATAGGCTTCAGTATTGCTTAATTTAAGTCCAGTTAAAGGAAGGAACACATGAATACAAAAGAAGCAGAGGGTTGCCTCAAAAACACGCAATTGAATATCAGAACAACAAAGGAGGTGGCGCGGGCAGTTAGGTCGATTGCTGCATTGCGCGGCGAGAAACTGGGCGACTTCCTTGAGCGGCTTCTTGAGCAAGAAATTAAAAAACACAAGCTCGAAATACTCGAGTTGCTGGAAGACAAGAGATGAACAAGAAACTCAAAAAGAAACCCGTCATGGCTGAGATAGGTGAATTCACCCAGGAGAAGTTCTGGGTGGTTGCGCGCAACACCAACAGACTCGAATCAACGATGCGGCACTCGACCGAAGAAAGCGCGTACACAGAAGCCGCGAGACTAGCGAGCATCAGCGGCGGCACATTTCTTGTGATGGCTTGTGTCGGCGCAATCACGCGCAAGGAGGTCACGCAGAAGGCCACGATGACCGAGCCGAGGGTGGACGCAGTGCCACAAGAAGAAGACATGCCGTTTTAGCTCGCCCGTTCTACCGTTGCCTATTAGAGTGATTACAGGCCGCCTTCACAGCCTTACATTATTTATGGGAATGTAAGGATCAAATATGAACCAATCGCTTATAACCACCAACCCCGCCGGCGAGTTGGACGCAATCACCGTATCCGACTCAACGGCACACTACATTCGCGCATCGCGTGCATACAACACCCGACGCGCATATCAAGCTGACCTGCGCGACTTCCGCGAGTGGTGCGAGGACAACAACCACTCGCACTTCCCAGCAGCGCCGAAGACAGTTGCAGATTACCTCTCATACCTGGCTGATAAGGGCATGAAGGTGTCAACCATCGAGCGCCGCAACGTGGCCATCAGTGAGGCGCACAAGTCCGCCGGCGTGCCGAATCCAACCGCGACAGAGATCGTGCGCAAGGCGATGAGCGGCATTCGACGGGAGCACGGCTCGCCCAGGCGCAAGGTGCGAGCCGTGACCGTGCGTGAGCTGCGCGCCATGTGCACGGCCATGCCCGACACGCTCGCCGGCTATCGAGATCGCGCGATCCTGTGCGTGCAGTTTGCCGGCGCCATGCGCAGGTCTGAACTGTCAAGCCTTCTCGTCGAGGATGTGGAGTGGGGCGTGGATGAGGTGGCGCTGACCATCCGGCGCTCGAAGACCGACCAGGCCGGCGAAGGCATGCGCAAGGTGCTGCCAGCGTCCAGCGATCTGACGATCTGCCCCGTGCGCTTGCTCCGGCGCTGGCTGACCACCGCCGGCATTGACGACGGCGCGGTGTTTCGCGGGGTTGATCAGCATGGCCATGTCGGTGCCGGCGCGCTGACGCCTGGCAACATTGCGCTGGTCTGGAAGCGCGCCGCCGAGCGGGTGGGGATTGCAGCAGATCGCGTCAGTGGCCACAGCGCGCGGCGCGGCTTCATCACGGAGGCATTCAAGGCTGAGGTGGCCGAGGCCGACATTCAGCAAGTCACCGGGCACAAGTCGATTGCTGTTTTGCGCGACTACCGCGCCGACGCCGGCCAGGCACAGCGCAAAGCCGTGAACAAGGTGATGGGATAGCGACTTTTGGTTGTCGTGATTGATAACCTTTTATTATCAATCACGACAGATAGACGATTTTTAGACGATTCAAGACATGACAACAATACCAATGACCAAGGGGTTTGTGTGCGAGGTTGACGAGCTGGATGCAGATCTGGCTAACCTCAATTGGACAACGCACACCGATGGCTATGCCCAGCGTGCAACACCGCGATCAGAACGCGTCGACGGGAAGCAAGGCGTAATTTTGATGCATCGTGTAATTGTCGAGCGCATGTTCGGCTCCATCCCTAAAGGGATGCAGGTTGATCACATTGATGGCAACAAGCGAAACAACAGGCGCGCCAACCTTCGGCTTGTCTCTTCCTCGCAGAACCGAAGGAACACAGGCCCGCGCGCCGGCAAGAAGTCGTCATTCAAAGGCGTTTACTGGAACAATAAATCTGGCAAGTGGCAGGTGCTGTGTTGGATAAATGGCAAAACTCGTCATGTTGGGATGTATGAAGACGAGATTGAAGCAGCGAGGACATACAACGCTTTTGTTGTTGCGAACGGCCTCAACACCGCATGGTTAAACAAAGTGTAATCCGACAGTAAATCAACTTATATCGGAATATGGGAGGGCAACGATGAGCGAAGAACGAGAGACCTACACAGCAACGCCGGCGCTTGATCTGGATGCAATCGAAGCGCGAGCGAATGCTGCGACGCCGCCTCCGTGGGAAGGTAGCACGCAAACAGGCGTCGCCGGACATGGCTTTCTTGCTCAGGTATTTGAGGGCTGCGGTATGACGTTGGCAATTGCGACGATGGAAAGGCCAAACGGCACGGCCAACGCCGCCTTCATCGCCGCCGCCCGTTCTGACGTGCCGGCGCTGGTGGCCGAGGTGCGCCGGCTGCGGGCCGAGATTGGCGAACATGATCGGTGGAAGCAGATGGCCATCGACCACGCCGGCGACTTGGAGTGTCGGCTGATGGAAGGATACGCAGAGGCGCGCACACTGTTTCTCTCCATGAAGCAACGGCATTATCCAGACAGCGAAGCCGTGCCGAATCAAACAACCGCCGGCGTGGTGCTCCAGATCAGCAACATGGCGGCCGGATTGAGCGACAAGATCGATAGCCTCCGCGCCGACGTGGAGCGCCTCGGCCGCGAGCGCGACGACATGGCCAGAGCCAACGCCGAGCTGCAGGAGCGGTTGAGCGCGTGCGAGGACGACGGCAAATGACCCGCAAACTCCCCCACCCTCGCCGGCCCGGCCGGCCCAAGCGCGCGCCCAACGTGTCGCGACTGCCCGTGGTCGCGCGCAAGCGCCTCGACACCTACCCCCCACGCGTGCAACGCCTTCTGCGTGCCATTGCCGCGGCTGAATCCCAGCAGCTGGATCCACAGCCAGAAACCGCATGACGCGCATTGCCCTCTACCTGCGCTACAGCAGCGAAGAGCAATCCGAGGGCTGGAGCCTGGAAGCGCAGGAACGCGGCTGCCGGTCGTTCGTCGACAGCAAGCCCGGCTGGGCCATCACCGCGATCTACACCGACGAGGCGCGCAGCGGCAAGTCGACCGACCGGCCAGGCTTTCAGGACATGCTCAAAGCCGCGCACGCCGGCGAATTCGACGCGCTGGTGTGCCACAAGCTCGACCGCTTCAGCCGCAACCTGGTCGACGTGCTGCTCACGCTGGACGACCTGCAAAAACACGATGTGGCGTTTGCCAGCGCCACGGAGCCGATCGATTTCACCACGCCGCTGGGCAAGGTCGTCCTGATCATCCTGGCGTTCTTCGCCGAGTGGTATCTGCAAAACCTCAGCGCAGAAACGACAAAGGGCAAGCGCGAGCGCTTTCAGGCCGGCCTGTGGAACGGCGACCTGCGGTATGGCTACATCCGCAGCGACGACGGCAAGCCCCAGCTCGTGGACGACTCGCGCCACGTGCTCACGGCATATCAGCTCTGCGCCGCCGGCAAGAGCGACCAGCAGGTAGCCGACGCCATGAACACCGACGGCGCGCGCACACTGCGCCTGCGCAGCAACAGCAAGAAGAAGGCGACCTATGACACGCCGATCGACGAGCGCCGGCCGTGGACGAAAGACAGCGTCGGCGCGCTCTTCACGCCGGAGGCCGCCGCGTTCTACAGCGGCCACACCACCTACATCGGCGAGGGCGAGCGGAAGAAGCGCAAGCGCGACCGGCGCATGGAGATCCTGCGCGACACCCACCCCGCCGTCATCGATGACGAGCTGGCGCGCACGGCGCTGGCTGCCCGCGCGAAACGTCGCAACCCGGGCCGGCTGGCCACGGCGCCGCTGAAGCACGACTACATATTCGGCGAGCGCGTGGCCGTGTGCAGCGTGTGCGGCAAGCCTCTGCGCGCCTGGCAAAGCACCACCGGCAAGCGCGCCTACTATCGCTGCGCGGCCGCCCAGCGCGGCGAGGCCTGCGCGGCGCCGGCGCGCCCTGTGGCCGAAGACGTGCTCGTCGAGGCGATGAACGATTACATCGCCGATCTGGAATTGCCCGACGACTGGCGCGAGGCGATCCGTGAGGTGAATGCCCAGGACGATGCGCGGGCGCAAGCGCTCGAAGCGCGGGAGAGGCTGGCTGCCCAGCTCAGGCGGATCAACTACCAGATCAACGCCGGCATGGTGCTCGACGATGATCTGCCGGCCATGGAGCGACGCGCTCGGGCGCTGAAAGAGCAGGTCGAGAATATGGTGATCCCTGCGCCGGCGCGGACCGTGGAGGCCGGCGAGCGCATGGTGCGCTTGCGGCAGATCTGGCCGACAGCCAGCAAATACATCCGGCGCGAGATCGTGCAGGCGATCTGCGCAGCAGTCGTGGTGGACACCGAGCGCAGGAGAATCGCCGGCATCAAGCCCCATCCTGAGTTTGTGCTGCTCTTCGAACGCACACGCCTGACCCGCGATGGCGACGTGTGGCGCATATGACTCGCGCGAACTTGACGCCCGTCGCTTCCGTCTGAGTCATATGACCACCGAGAGACCGGTGGTCATTTTGTATACTGTGCATGCGCCGACGGACGAACCTTAATCCCCCTAGGTTCGTCCGTCGGCGCATTTCATTTCCGCGGAAATGCTCATGACGCGCGGGGCATGTTTGGCCTACGCCCCAATTAATCCATGCGTGATGAGGTCATCAATCAGCGCCTTCACGCGCTCTGCAAGTTGCGCCGTCGTCACGCTGCCGGTGGCAAACGTCGTGCGGGTTGGCGTGCCGGTTGCCGCTGCCCATCCGGTGCGGCGCGACGTGACCACCTGCGTGCCGGCAATGCTTAGGGTGCGAGTCGATGTGAGGTTAAGCCCGCCCGTCTCAAATCGTCCTATCTCCGTTCCAGCGAGTGTCAGAAAGCGGCTGCTGTCAGACAAGAAGCCGAAATAATCCGCCGCTGAATTGATAAAGCCCATGTATTGACTGCCGGCGCTGTTCCCGCCGGCGTAGAGAATGCGCCCCTTAATCGTTGCGTCTTCCACGAAACGGAATTCCGAGTTTTGCCCTGTGCCGGTGGTTGCCACACGCACCAGCGGCGACGCGCTGCGCACGTCCAGCGCCACAGCCGGCGACAGCCCGACGCCTACCCGCGAGGCTTGAATGTAGCCGTTGGCATCGCGCCTTACAAGCGTGTTCGCAGTGGATGCCGTGTCATCTGCCGGCTTCTCTTGCTTCTCAAGCGCCGCCACACGTTCACTTAGCGCGTTTAACTGCGCAAGGATTTGCATCAACAACTCGTTGTTATCCATTCGTCGCCATCTCCACTGTGATGCGTTCATTGCCTGACTGGTCAAACGCCACATTGACCGCGTTGACTTTCTGCGTGAATGATGAGCCGAGATAACGCGCCGTCACCAAGTCACCGACAAAGTAGTCTTTGCCATAGTAGGCGTTTGGCACTTGCAGCACTTCGTAATTCAGTGACGCCCGCGCCCGCCGGTCAAACATCGCCTTGTCGCCAATGGCTTGCAGTGCGGCAGTGGTGCTATAGCTGCGCCCGTCAACAAACGCCTCAATGTCGTTGCTGGATGATTGGTCTGCGCCGTTGCGCGTGACGACCACGCGGCTTGACCCGTCACCCTGCCCCGCGACAATCGCAACCGTTGCCTCACTCTGCCGGCTGTAGGTGTATTGCGGATTCGCCATATTGCCGCGATCCAGCGAGAAGATAACGGACGCGGTGCGATTCGTGCCGCGCTGACCCGTATACCATCGGAATTCAAACGTCGTTGCGGCTGTCTTTATCAGGTCAAAGTCGCCGCCCGCGCCGGCCTTAGCAAGGGCTTGCAGCGTGCCAAGCAGGTTATCCCACGCGCACGACCACGATTTACTATTACCCGCTGCGCCGTCGGCTTGATTGCTGATTGTCCAGATGTTTGACAGCTTGCCCGATGTGATGCCATCCCGCACGCGCCCATTCGCCGCCGTTGCGTTTGAGCCGGCGTTGTATGAAACGAGGGTTTTCATGATCGTCTCACTGGCCGCGCTGGTGAACGTGCTGCGGTTGGCTGTGCCGGCATACCACGCGACGTTGCGCCAGCCCAACACCGACATGATGCCAGGACAATCAATTGTCCAGTTGCCCGTCTCGCGTGTGGTGTGCGTCTGCCCGCGAAAGATGCCTACGAAGTCACGATACCAACTCACGCTCAGGTCGGTGTTGCGCCGGTAAACCTCAACCTGTCCATTTGTGGGCAACAGTGAACGCGCCGGATGGTTGCCGGCGAAGGTGATCTGCGCGTAGCCCGCTGCGTTCACTTCGTTGCGATATGCAAGCGATGTGAAGCCGGTAGACGATTCGCCGCCATCGCCGCCCATGCCGCCCGTCACTGTCGCAACGAGTGCGCCGGCGGTGTCAGTCAGGTTGATGTAATACTCTGCGGGCATGGTCGATTATTCCGCGCCGATTGCAAGCCAGAAGAACGTTGACGATACCGCGCCGCCGGCAACCGTGAAGGTGTTTGCAGTAAAGCCGGATGCAGTAATGCTTGACAGGCGCGATACGTTTGCGCCGTCAACCGTTTGAATAAAAATGATGGGCGGTTGGCTGAATGCGGTAGGGAATGTCACGGCCACCGTGCCGCCGCCGCTTGTTTGATTTGCGCCGGCCTGCATCCTGACAGTCGTTGGCGTCTGTGTCGATGTGCCAATGCTTGACCAGTCCGACGCGCTGCCACCCTGCCGCCGCCAGAACTGCGGCACGCGGTTGCCGACAATCGTATCGTCTACGCTGTCGGCTGCGAGTTGTGACGTGCTGATGCCTGACAATCGCGCAAGCGGCACTGTGCCAGATGACAGCTGCGATGCGTTGATGCCGCCGGCGCTGAATGAGCCAGGAATGGTCATGTTGCCCGATGCGTCTACTGACCGCACCGTCACACCGCCGATGACATCTGAAAGCGTGTTGCCGGCGCGGTTGTATAGGGTGTAGTCATTGACGCCATCCCACACGAACACAGGATTTGTGCCGCCTGATAGCGTCCAATAGTTTGAGCTGTCCGTTTGATGCTGCGTTGCAATCAACGTGCCGCTGATGGTTTGGTTGCCCGTCCATGTGTTTGCCTGATTCAGCCAACCATAGACGCCAGGGTGCTTTACATACGTGCGCTGGTCGGTGACGGTTATCACGCCGCCCGTTGTGATTGACACATTCGCAAGCGGGATGTCCCATGTGGTATTAGCCGTCTGAGTCATGGCCGGCGCTGACCCGCTGCCCTCACTGCCGGCAATGCGCGTAATGCGCACGGTCTGCGCACTCCACGAATAACGCAAAACAATGCGGTCGATGCGCGTTGCGCTGGCCGGCGTCGGAATGTTTACATTAACAGACGCATCATTCCCGTAATACACGCCGTAGTTAAGTGCCGCGCCGGTGTTCACTGCAACGTTAGGCGCGGCGGCAGTCACCGCCAGATTATTACCCACTCCATACAACACACCCTCGGCTGCTGTGTTTGTAATGAACGTTTCGCGGATAAACTGTTGAAAGTTTGCTGCGCTATAACCGGCAGAAGGCCCGTCGCCGGTGTTGTTGGTCGTGTGAAAGCGCGAGAATTCAGCCATTGTTTTTAGTCTCCATTTGGACTATAATCGTGTTTAGAGATGGGACACATAGACACGACAAAATCCGGCATTTACATGATCTTGAATGTTGTCAACCAAGCCCGCTATGTTGGCAGTGCGGCGCGTTGTTTGCGTCATCGACATTACGAGCATTGGTATTTGCTCAGAAACAACAAACACCGCACGCCACACCTTCAAGCGGCATGGAACAAATACGGCGAAAGTGCATTTGCATTTGTCCCCCTGCAAAATTGCGCACCGGAAGAATGTCTTACCCTTGAACAGCAATGGCTTGACAGATTCAAAGAATCCGGCATCGCTGTTTACAATGCGCGTTTGGTCGCTGCGTCTCAACTGGGCATGAAGCACACCGACGAAGCGCGGCGAAGAATGTCTATTGCTCTCACCGGCAAAAAGAAAACTATTTCCCCAGAAGGAATGGCACGCATTATTGCTGCCGTGCGATCTTTTGATCGTAAAGGGATGAACGCGCAAAAATTCACACTTGTTTCGCCTACTGGCGAGACAATCAACGGCAAAAACCTTTTGCAATTTGCGGTTGACAATCATTTGGATTTCAGCGCAATTGCAAAGGTTGTGCGTGGTGAACGCCCGTCGCACAAAGGCTACACTGCCCCAAAATCTCGCGCCGCATACCTTGCCAAACATCCACTCACCCGCCCCGCCAATCTTGCCAAAAAGTGTCTTGAGTGCGGCGGCGAATTTCACATTAAGCCATCCGAAACTAAGCGCCGCCGCTTTTGCTCCCGCGAATGCCGCGCCGCACATGACAAGCGCATCTATGCCGGTGCTGGGAATCCAAACTTCCGGCATGGCGGGCGCGTTGCGGGGGTTAAACGTGTTCGCCATCACAGGTAATCACACGCCAATAAAGCGCGTGTTGTATTGAATGTAAATCCGTGTATTTGCGTCAATGCTTGTGCCGGTTGCCGTGATGCTGTTCGCACCTGGCACAAGTCGCCACGTCGCAATGTTTGAATCGCTTGTGATCTGGCTAATGCGATTCGTGCTGGTTGAGTCGATTACTGTCTTGTAGCCGTAGCGCAAATCTATGGTGTAGGTCACGCCGCTACCGACAGTCGCGCCGGTAAAGTCCAGCTTGTCACCCGTCGCCGTGTTCGTCAGAATCAGGCCGGTCACAGGGCCGGTGACGTAGATAATGGGAAAGGTATCCCACGCATTCGCATCGCTCAGGTTGATGACTGCCGCGCCGTTGAGCGTTGACGCGCCAAAGGTCAGCGGGAACAGAACAGGGACAGGCATCGGCGTGCCGCCGCCGGTCTGCGCAAACTGCAATGAGCCGCCGTTCGGGTCATACCATGTAGGATCACTTGCGCGCAACTCAATCACATCTCGGAAGTTGTTTTTAAGCAGCGTTGATGTGCCGAGTGAAAGCCCGCCCGAAATGTGACAATCAATCTGCCGCTGTGTGCCATCGCCTAGCGTCCAGCACAGCTTTACGGCGTCCGTTCCTGGCTTCAACAGTTGCAGCAATTCCTCACGCCGGCTGTGAAACTGCGCGGCAGTCGTGCCGTAGGCTTGCACGCTGATGCGCATCGTGCGCGGGTCGAGTCGAAAGCCCACATCGGTATCACCGTTTTGAAGCGGCCCGCGCTGCGTGAGACGACGAACCGGCGACATGCCGAATCCATCAAACTCGATCACGTGATACTTAACGAGGTCGCTAATGTCGAGCGTCGTTGCGCCGCGTATGAGTTGGAAGGTTTCGCCGTTCTGTGCCATTAGCGATTACTCCCGCCGAATAACATTGAAAGCATCCGAACAGTGTCTTCAAGGCTGCGGCCTGTGTTCTGTGCTATCTGTGCTGTGAGATTCCAGTTGTTTGTAATCATGTCGCCCACTGGCACGCCGCCGCGAATGTCAGAGCCAATCTGATTCCCAAACAACATGCCGGCCTGTGCCACGCCCGCATAGCCAATCAAGCTATTGCCGAGCGAACCAATGCCGCCGGCTTGCGCAAGCGATTGCGAATTGCCGCCGATGCCCAACAACCCGCCCAGCCCTGATCTATTCAGCGTGTCAATCAGCCGCGTGATGGTGTCGATGATTGAGCCGATGCCGTCTGCAATCTTGCCCACTGTCTCAACCACCGCCGGCCCCGACGTTTGCCAAAACTTGTCAAACGCGGTCAAGAGGTCGTTCCACTTGGGCAACAGCTTCTCACCCACTTCCAGCCGCACACTTTCTAAGTCCATTCTCAAGATGCGCTGCTGTTCGCTCATCTTCACCGCCGCGTCAACGCTGTCCTGACTCATTAGTTTGTTCAGGTCTTCGGTCTTTTGTATCCACTCAGGCAGTGTCTTTTGTGAATACACTTCCGCCAGCTTGCTCACATCTTTTGCATTCGCGCCGAATATGGCCGTTGCAAGGCCGGCTTTCTCGGTTGAATCCGGCAACTTATCCATTGCTTTGAAGATTGCGTCTAGCTGGTCTTCGGGCTTGAGTTTCTTCAACTCGTCAAAGTTCAACCCTAGCTTTTCAATGGCACGCACCGCCGGCGGCGCGGTCTGCGCGATCTGTGCCAACTGCCGGTCAAGTTCCTGCCCCAACGTTTGCACGCTTGCGATGTAGGATGCGTTGGCATCGTCGATGCGCTTCTGCGTGTCTTGCAAAATCTTGGCTTGCGCAATCGCGTTGTCTTCGATTTGTTCATCCAGCGCGGCCAGTGCGTTGGCGCGGTCTTCGGTGTAGCTCTTTGCCAGCTGGTCAAGCCGGCGTGATGATTCTTCCTGTATGCGCCCCGTCTGCTTTTGGTAGGCGGCCTGTTCTTTCTCAAG